ATACGTTCAAGTTTGGCAAAGGAAAGATCAAGTTCAGACCTGGCTTCAGCGGGAATGTCAACACCTAACTTACTGTCATTGACCTGTAGCTTAAAGAATGAGGTCTGAGGAGGAAGTAGAGCTAGCATCAGTTTCGATGCCAGTGTGACTACCCCCTTAGCACCTACACTCTGCCAAGGTGTGACCAGCCGTCTGTGGGTATTGCGTCCATTGAACTCATCTTCCTGAATCAGATAGGGAAGGGTGAGCTTGGAGCATTCAACTGCTACGTCTAGAAACTGGGATCGACTGCTAGATAGAAAGTCATATCGTTTGCGAGCTGTCATTTATCATACACCGATGTTTAGTCCAGAGGATTGAGATGTCTGTCCGTTAATTTTGAACTGACTGGTCCCTTTAGAAGTCAAACCAGCAAGTCGCGCCGAGGACTTTCTACGCCTGAATCCCATTGCACCACCTTCCAGAGCAGCAGAGGATCCACCAGGGGAATACTTCTGTTCAGTAGAGGAAGACTGGCTAGAGGTAGCCATTGGCATTTGAGGTGCATCTACAGGAGCAGCAACTAAAGGCTCAGGCTTGTAGGCAGGGGCAGCCTCAGGGGTGGGGGCAGCAGGAGCAGGAGCAGCTGGAGCAGGGCTAGTCAGACCACCTGTCAGTTTCTTGAGAACCTGTGCATAGTCATTTGTAGAGTCATAGTTCTTGATACCAAGACTCTTAGCAACCTGCGTATAGAGAGGATCCCCTTTGGTCTTCTCAAACTGATCCCTGTAGTTGTTGATCTGTTTCCAGTCGTTAGCACTGTTGATGTTCTTGATGCCGAGAGATTTGGCAATCTTCAGATCATCTGCAGTCGGGTTGCGGGCAAGCGCATCAACACTTAGGGCAAGAAGCTCATTGAAGGCGTTCTTCTTTTTCGCCATTACTGTTCATCCGTAATACGAGATCGTATCCAGTTCACGACACTACGTTGACCACCACGCCACATCAGTTTTGGGTACTCTTCAAAGAAACCAGGCGACTGTTCAGGGAATCGCTCATCGAGTTCTTTAAGCAGCGTCTCTACACTCAGACCGACATTAAGTGGCTGAGCAAGAGTCTCCAAAGACAGAGGAGGGACAGTGAGGTCAATCGGTGGAGTGTTAGGCATACTGTGGGAGGTTAGAGTTGGAGTGTTCAAAGAAGGCAGGCATCCGGGCTCGTTTGGTTTCAAACAAACCTTCGGCTTTACCTGAGTACATCAAAGAGTCACTCTGTTGCAGCCAGAACTCTCGGTCGAGGTATTTATCCTCGTTAGCTTTGAGAGGCTGCATGACCCACTGGATGGTGGCTTTCCGAAGGGTGTCTAGCGATTTACTAATTGTGAGGTTCAGCTCTTTGCAGACCAGGGAGTTAGCTGCAACGTGGACTTGCTCGTCACGGCTAATGTCGGCGGATACTGTTCGTAGACCAGCGTCACCATTAAAGCGGAAGAAGGGGAGTAGAACGAAGAAGATCGAACGCTCGGCCACCATTGCCTTGAGGACAGTGTGATCTGGATGCGCGACCCATGCATCCCGCAGGCGTATTGCTTCGGCTTCAGCTTTTGGGTCCACGCCAAGAGCCTCTGCGATGTAACCAAGAGCCAGGTCGTGCTTCTCCTCATCTTTGATATTGGACAGGAGTAGCTGACGTGATGACTCTGGAACTTCATGCTTTAGTGCTTCATGGATGAAATCGCCAACAGGGAGTTCCATATGGCGTAATGCCAAGGCTCGGAAGATTGTTTCCTCAGAGCCAGGCTTTAGCTTGCCAGCAGTGGGCTTGACTGGTGTCCAGCTCCGTTTACGGGCAAGCAGTTTTTCGTAGGGGGTTTCTGTCATTCCTCACAACCAATACAACGTATATCTAGTGGCTGACTAGGCTCAGACTTGAATGCCACGCCAGCCGCTTCTTCCTCTTGACTCAGAGGTGCAAACATAATTGACTCCAACAAGGAAGCCGCATCATCACCCAGGGCAGCCATAGCACTACTCTTGTCTTGGGTATCATCCATCACCTGCAGCGAGTAGTAGAGGCTGGTCTGAGGCGACTGCAGCCACGTCTCAATGAACTGTTCGTCGTAGGTAATAACGTCAGACCAAGAGTTGAAGCTGTAGCCGTGGAAGAGGTCAGTGTCTTCAAAGAGTTGGCAGATGCCATTAGCTACTTTGAAGTAAGCATCCCAGCCCACCTCAGAAGCGATCTCCACATCTCCATAGGAGTAGGTCTGCACACCGAAGGTGCCACTGTCTCGGTCAACCTCTCGGCTGATCGGGGGAGCGATCTCGGGTGTCGAAGTATAACCCGCCAGATCTCGGCTTCGATAACTGCAGGAGGCAGTGGGCGCGATAGCAAAGGCGCGAACCATACCAGCAGCCCTAGCCACCTCTTCGGCAGCATCAATACCAGCAGCAAGCTCATCTACAATTACATCTGCTTTAACAATTCGGTTGAAAGGCAGAGTGTCATGGTAACGCTCCAAGGCATCACCAAACTCTTTGTAGGTAACACCTTGACGCTTCAGGAAATTTGCAAGGCCAAGGATTCCAAGACCAACTTGGCGATCTTCTGACGGACTGAGATACTCGCCTGTGTCGCCCACTCCTGTTCGGGCGTGAAGATCGACAAGGCTTTCCATGCCATAAGCAAAGACACTATGCAGATCCTCAATCTCACACGCTCCCAAGTTGACGTGCTGAAGAAGACAAGTACCCCGGTGGGGAAGATAAACCTCCAGACAGACGTTACCGTAAATCCGTTCGCCATTCTGATACTTAATTTTGTTCAGCCAAATGTCGCCACGCTTGATGCCAGTGATGATGGCGTCTTTGACTTCCTGCCCCGCAAACTCCCAGAGTTCAGGTGTCAGATCAACACACCGCTTGACCCAAGCCAGCTCACCACGATCAGCATTGACAAACTCCAAGATGTCTGGATGGTCAATGTCAAGGTGGCAGACCACTGCACCATTCTTGTAAACACCTCCACGGCGGAGGGTCTCATTCAGTGCCGAATAAATTCGAGCAAATGATACAGGACCAGAAGATACAAGACCCCTACCGTTGTCGCTACCACAGGGACGCAGCTTGGAGAGGTGAACGGCAACGCCAGCGCCATTACGAAGAGCGTGACTGACAAAACGCCAAGACGCTTCAATACCATCGGGGCCTTCCATGCTGTCCTCCACCACAAAGACAGTGCAGGAAACAGGGAGGCGACTTTGTGGATCATCGAGCCAGTTCTGGACACGTCCAGTGCGAGAGATTTTGGTGGAGTAATCAGCCATCAAACTAGATCAGTAAGGTGAGGTTCGTAGTAGTTAGGGCCCTTCAATACCTTGCCGTCATGACGACGAATCGGTTCTCCATCAGGGCCCAGCTTGGAGAGATTAGAGTTATGAATACGAGTGCATGCCTCAGTCAGATCCCAGCCAAATGCCTCAGCCAGTTGGAAGCAGACATAGACCAGATCACCAACCTCCTTCAAGAGGTGTGCCTTAGCTTGTCTGTTCTGTAGATCCCGAATCAGATCCTCTACAGCCTCAGCTACTTCCCTTGCTTCCTCAGCGATTAAAGTCGCCTGCAGGTTCAAAGTAGTCAAGCACAAACCAGGGGTCAAGTGGAACCGACTTCTGAACTCCCTCGCGTCGAACTGCAGGGAGTTGTACTGACTCAAGCTCATTTTCAAGTTCATTCTGGAGGTAGTGGATAGCCTTCTTGAGATCTTCTACTTTGGTGCTCTTGTCTTTATAGCCAGCTCGGCAGATGTACTTAATCGCATTACCAAGGTGGAAGTTCAGACCTTGGTCACGGATGAAACTCCAAACCGGAATGCCACCACGACGGTAGTAGTCAGGGCCAGTGGAATCACTTTTCATGGTAGTCTGGGTAGTAGGTTTCTCTGACTTCTTGTAGCTTCTGCTTCAGTACATAGTTGACTGCAGCTCGCTGAACAAACCAAGCCTTCAACATCTGTTTGCTGATAGCTCTAAGCTGTTCTTTGGAGTCCGCCTTGTCGATGATTCTGGTGAACTTGTCCAGCTCAAATTGCTGATCGAGGGTGAGGTGCATGTCCTCGTAGTCTTCAGGCAGGCGGATTCCAGAATCGGACGGATCCGGTTGTGTGGTCATAATCAGATGATTGGAGGATTCGTGCAAGGCGAGCATTCAACAGTGCGTCTTCTTCTGTGAGTCCAGCTTTTTCAAAGGCACCAACTACAGTGGCCCAGCTCTCCCCATGCTTATCAAAGAGAGCCTCAGCCTTCTTGATACCAATACCGGGGCAGCCACCATAACCATCGGTCTGGTCACCACTTAGGGTCTGGATTAGATGCCACCTAGCACCTTCCTCAGGGGTGATCCTGACCAGTTCCTCCATGTTGTAGAGAAGGCCAGGGATCTGCCGCATATCTTTGTCTGGGGAGACAATGATGTGCTCAGTGCCAGGCTCTTTGGTCTGCCAAATGCCAAGCGCATCATCGGCTTCTAGAGTTCTGAAGGTCTTCACCTCATACAACTCACTGAGCCAGTTGATGGCCCTGCGGTAGCCACAAGGTTTCTTGCGGTTACGATGACCTTTGTACTCAGGGTAGAGAGCCTTTCGGAAGTTAATGCTGTCACTGAAGAACAGAATGACATCATCATCGTCTTCCCAGTTCAGTGCATCAAGGATCTTATTGAGATCCCAGAGCAGCATCTGCTGTAGTTCAGAGAAGCGACTTTGAACTACGATGACATCATCACCATAGTCAATATCAATCTCACAAGCTGCAGCATTCTTGTAGAGGGTGTAGTCTGCGTCAATCAGTAGGCTCATTTACCTTGACCACGACGCAGCTTCTTACCTTTCTTGGCAAGGCTTCGGATGCCGTTACCTTGGTGGGTGTGCTTGTACTTAGCCTTGGATTGGAATTCAACCCGGCCAAGAGCTGTCTTTGATTTAACTGCCATTGTTTAGTGGATTAGTGAACGTCAGCCCAAGTAGAGCCAACCTTTGCCTCAGCCCCAATAGGGATCCGCATGTTGTAGAACTCACCTGCAGCCTGAGCAGCCCATAGCAGACTGAAGCTCAGGTCTTTGGTGTACTCATCTGTAGTTTCAAACTGCAGCTCGTCATGCACAAAGGCTAGTTGATGCGCCTCTATCTTTGCCAGGTGCATAGATTCGTGCGTAAGAAGCATCCACCTCTTAGCTACTACACCAGCTCCAGACTGCAGCAGATAGTTGAGAGCCTTATGAGGAGACTCAACAGCAATCTGTCTACCGTCAATGGACCTGATGTAGCCACGTTTGGTAGCAGCAGCTTTGACACCAGTGACTAGCTTTTCCAAGCCGTCAATAGCATCCATATAAGCCTGCCTGATCTCTTTACCCTTTGCCTTAGCTTTAGCTGATGACAGTTGTGGGTCGTAACTCAGGCCGATCTTCTCATCACCAGCGCCATACAGAAAGGCGTAGGTGACAGTCTTAACCAAACGTCTGCTGATACCAATCTTGTCTGCATTGACTTGGTGAATATCCCCATTGAGGAGAATGTCGGCATAGCGACCACCGTCATACGCAGCTAGGTAGTGAGCCAACATACGCAGCTCAATACCAGACAGGTCGGCACCTACCATCACCATGCCAGGGCTAGCTGTGAACAACTTTCGGAACC